TTATTCCTCTTTGTAGCGTATAGGTACCCACGCCCATGAGTTGGGATTAATATAAATGCCGTTTATATAATTTTCAGTCTGAATGTCAAATGTTTCGACATCATTTTCTAAAAGCAATACACTATATTCTGGTGAAGAGATGGTGCCCATGTTTGTGGTTAAGTGCACCTTAATATCATAGCTTCCACTTTTCCAGATATTAAGTTCCTCATATAAACTCATCATGGTTTCATGAACATCTGATGTTACTATAAAAGGTGATGATACGGTTGAGGGAGGGGAAGGTGTATTTGCAACGCTATTATTTATATCTTTTTGATTTGAAAGCGAAAAATATTCATTCCTTAATGTTTGTATTTTATTTAATAGTTTTCTGTATTTGATTTCAAGATTTTTGCTCATACTACCAAGAAAAAAGGTTGTATTGCTCCATTCCTGATTTTGTTTTAAGGTGAATGGTGTTAAAACTATTGCTGAGTTTGTGTTTTGATCTTTACAATAGTTTTTTGCTTCGAGAGTATGCGATCCGAAGTATCCTTTGAATTCAAGTTTTATACTTTTAACTTTGAGGTTTTTATTGTTGTTATTTGATATTGATAGAAATATTTGGCAATTAGGTACGCCAATGACATGGGAAAAGCCAATCATTCCTCCCAGAGATATTTCCGGTTTTGATTTAAGATTAATAATAAATGAATATAGTTTGGGCCCCAATGAGAAAAATGCCACTAAGGCTGAAACAACAAAAGACCAGAACGTCCAGTTTGTGAGCAAAGAAGGCTCAACAGCAACATGTCTCATAAGATATGCTCCATTAACAAAAAAGCCCGCATAAGCGGGCTTTCTCATCACTTGGAGCCGCGGCTCCTTTGCGTATCCTTTTTTGTCCCTTCTGCGTCTGGTCGCTGTCCGGGCAAAGTAGCTAACATGCTGTTTTTAAAACGTCCGTCCTGCCACTGTCCATGTATATTTGCTGGCGGGAGTTGAACCCGCGTCCGAAATTCCTACATTCTTCTGGACGCTTAAGAAAAACAACGGTTTAACTTCTAAATCAGCTATTTATATGACAATGGTTAACAAGCGTAACCAACGGTTAAAGTGTTCGGTGGACAAAATGTGGATCACATGTCCAAAGCTGACAAGGGATTTTTGGTTACCGCGTCCTCAAGATGTGTGGGCGCAAAGTGAGCGTATATCATCGTCATTTTGATGTCAGAGTGGCCGAGAATGTCTTTCAAAACTAATATATTGCCGCCATTCATCATAAAGTGGCTGGCAAAGGTATGTCGTAGCACGTGTGTACACTGGCCTTCCGGTAAATCGATTCCGGCTTTTTGTACGACTCGCTCAAAAGTTTTTCTGCATGGAGTAAATAAGCGTCCACGCTTTTTTGGTATTTCATTATAAAGCTTTTCAGAAATGGGTACGGAGCGGACTTTTTTATTTTTCGTATTGCGGTATGTAATTCTATATGGAGTAACCTGAGCGCCTTCGAGATTTTCGGCCTCGCTCCATCGCGCCCCAGTTGCTAAACATATTTTAGCAACCAATAACACGCTTGAACTATTAGACTCATTAAGATATTCAAGCAATGTCTTGATTTCGGCTGGATATAAAAACGAAACCATTTTTTCATCCACTTTAAAAGTCGGGATGCCAGCCAACGGGTTAGGGTGTTGCCAGTGCCCTAATTTTTTTAGTGTGCCAAATACGGCAGATAAATTTCGCTGCTCATGGTTGACTGTTTGCGGTTGGATTGGCATACAGCGGCCAGTAATATCAGGTATTTCGCCTTTAAGCCGCCCCTCGCGATATTCACTAAAATCTGCTGCCGTTATGCTAGAAGCGATGGGATCACCCATGCCCGCACAAATAGCTTTAAGTTTTGACATCATTCGGTTTGAATCAGACAGAGTTCTACCGTAAAGGTCATACCACAAATTAATCAAATCTGATAAGCGTCTATTATCCTGCTTTTCGCCTAGCCACGGCTTATCCTCTAATTCAGCATTAATGAATTTTTCATAGGCCAGTGCTTCACCTTTAGTGACAAATTTCTTTCTTATCCGCTTTCCTTTAACGCCATTAGGGCGCAAGTCGCATAGCCATTCGCCAGAATCAAGCTTTCTAACAGTCATTACTCGTTTACCATATAAATCGCTACAACCTTACCCAGTAAATTCACGTCTGCGACTTCACAGTCTATAGGGTATTTGCCCCAGTCAATTCTGAGCTTGTTACCCGGTAAGAGCGAAACATCCTTAACGCTTTTTGCGCCAGAGTATTCAATCAAGAACCGTCCATCCGTGACTTGATAGTCTGCAATATCAACAAAATACTTTGTTTTCACATCTGTAATGATTTGTAGTTCGCCTTTGTAGTCAGGAAGCATGGCCTTATCGCAGATGAATGATGCCTGGCGAAGCATATCCCCACCTTCGATTTTATAAGCAGAAACGCGCTTTGTATCACTCGCTACTGGGTCAAATTTGACGCCTTCACCAGTAGTCAACCAGTAAATAGAAGCCCCTGTTTCTAAAGCACAAAGCAAGACTAAATCAGCCGGGAAATTGTCTCTCATTATGCGCGTGCTAAGTGCGCTTGCTGACATGCCTAAGTAATTCGAAAGCTGTAGCCGTGATGTGAATCCGTATGCCTCACAGATGCGCTCGACTGCTTCACGTGCACCAGTTTTGATGTTGTAAGTTGTCATGTTTGTAGTTCGCAATGGTTGACAAACGACAATATCAGCAATAGTCTTTGCATTGTTTCGTATGTAGACATATGAATGTGTCGAATGTAGTTGGTTAACAATCGTTGCCACTGGATTACAAAGGTGACAACAAATAGGAGATTTTGCCTTATGCATTTAAGCGCTGCAACAGACAAAGCTAAACGCCCTGTGATGGGTGTAAGCCATACCAAAGATAACGATGCACGATGGATTCCTCTCAAAACTTTTTGTGAACGCGTAGGCATTAGCGTTCGCACGGGCCGTTACTGGAACCAAATCGGACGCATAAGGATTCGACCAAAAGTGAAGCCAAAGGATCATGTCTGGGTTGATTGGTACGCATGGCAAGAAGACAAGTAATTGTCACGTTTGATTAACATGCCTTGAAGGCTAACAGTTAGGAAACAGTGATTCATGTACGATTATAAAGTTTCTGTACGCAACTACTTAGATGACGCATGTCGTGATTTTGTGCAGGCTCATAACATCACTGCGGTTGCTAAGTCCGTCGGTATGCATCCGGCTACATTGCGCCACAAACTTAACCCGGAACAGCCTCACCAATTATCGCTTTCAGAGCTTATAGCGATCACTGATTACACCGAGGATTCCCGGATTCTTGATGGCCTGCTGCGTCAGATTAATTGTCAGCCGTCCGTTCCCATCAATAACGCGACGCCGGGAAACATGCAGCTTTGCGCGCTGACCGCTGCGGCCAGCGTGGGAGCGATAGCCGGTGAGGCTGTATCAACTGAGCACATGAGCGCCGCGCGCCGTAACCACATCCTTGATAAAGCACGCGATGCTATCCGCAGCCTTTCGCTGCTTGCTTACACGGTTGAAAACCGTATCCATTCCGCGCCCGTCCTGGCCGCTGCCGTCGATATCGTGACCGGCAGCGCTACCGGCCTGATGTAAGGGGAACGCTATGCGACCTTTCGTTTCTTATCTGACCGAGCAGTCACCCAGCCCGCAGCTGAATGCCTTTAGTCACGGCTGGATTGAACTGCCGAACGGGCAGCGCTGGAACCCGGCGACCCGTTACAAATTCACAGGTAAAAGCCCGCGCTGCCCACTGTGGCGACGTTTACTGAATATCAAAGGGGGGAAGCGTGGCTGACGGTCTGGTGTGGTGTGAGCGTATGCGCAAGCAAATTAATCCCAGCCATTCCGCCGCGGCAGATTTCTGGGATTCCTTACAGCCTGAATGGCGCGGTGTGGTTCTTCATGCGGCGGCGATTTCCGGCACCTGTGAACTTAAATCCACCCTGGCGAAGTGCAACTGGCGTGAGCTTTATGCGCGTGTCGGCGTTCGAGGGATGGTGCAAATTCGCACCGGTATTCAGCAGGCGCGCAACATGTTCGGCGGCTTTGGCTCGCTGCGTCGTGATGATTTTGTACCCCGCACCGCTAACCGCAAGGCCAAGCCGTGTGTACCGGTTAAGAACGGCCCGGAAATGGTTATTGCGCCGCAGATAGCCGGGTATTTCGGTCAGCGTTATGAAGCCCTTTTTAATGGCCGCGACGGGCGTCGCCGTGCCAATACGTTTTTGCGCCAGACCATTGGCCAGAATGTATTGCCGCGTCTGCGCAAAGTGTCAGAGCGCTATCGTATGCGCGCAGACGAAAGCGATCTGCCTTTCGGTAAGGCGCTGGCGCGTCTGCCTTCCCTTGACCGCCGGGAGGTTAAAGAACTGGCTGCGAAGGTGGCCAGCTGGATGGCGCAGTCGTTTTATGATTTCACCGACACCCTCAAGGGCAAGCCCAAAGACGAAAAAGAAATGCGTCAGCGCACCTATGATGCATATATTCGGCTTTCTGACCTTGCCACATTCATTGGTTTTACAGCGCCCTACTGGGCCACATTCAAGGCTGACAAGCTGACCACTCGCCAGGCTGAATGTGGTCTGCTGCGTATGATGGCCCCGGCGTGGTGGTACGCAAAAATTAAGCGCGCCCGCGACGTACAGCGCGAACATATGGCCATTGCCGTGGGGCAGGTACAGAAAGCGGCAAGCGCTTATGTGTCACGTGGTGCGCTGCATGAGTGGACGGAACAAAAGCGACGCGACGCGGAGTTTTTCAGAAAGTTCGACCTGATGAATAAGGACGGCGATCGGGTATCGATGGCCGATATGGTTTACGGCAGCGTGTCCAATCCTGCGGTGCGCCGCTGTGAACTGATGGTGCGGATGCGTGGATTTGAAGATATCGCCAACGAAAAAGGGATGGCGGGGGAGTTCTACACCATCACGGCACCGTCGCGCTATCACTCTGTACACAGCAAGGGCGGCTTTGTGTCGCAATGGAATGGCTGCAATCCGCAGGACACGCAGCGCTATCTGTGCGGCGTCTGGGCAAAGGCCCGCGCCGCGCTTTCCCGCGCTGGTATTCACGTTTTCGGTTTCCGTGTTGTTGAGCCTCACCATGACGGAACGCCACACTGGCACATGCTGCTTTTCATGCGCCCGCAGGATGTTGATGCTGTGCGCGATATTCTTTGCTATCACGCCCGCATCACAGATTCAGAAGAGCTGAACACACCCCACGCGCTTAAGGCGCGTTTTCACGTTGAGCCTATCGATCCGGAAAAGGGTTCGGCTACCGGCTATATCGCCAAATACATTTCAAAAAACATTGATGGCTTTGCCCTTGATGGCGAAAAAGACGACGAAACCGGCGAGAGCCTGCGCGATATGTCTAAAGCCGTCAGCGCCTGGGCATCCCGCTGGCGCATCCGTCAGTTTCAACAGATTGGCGGCGCGCCGGTGACGGTCTGGCGGGAGCTGCGTCGTTTGCGTGGTCAGCAGCTGGCCGACCCGCGCATGGATGCCGTTTTAGCTGCGGCGGATCTCGCCAGTGACTGGGCATCGTATACCGACTTGCAGGGCGGGCCACTGGTGGCGCGCCGCGATCTCATTGTGCGTCTCGCTTATGAAATCACCGAGCAGGGCAACGAATACGGCGAAGATGTGCAGCGTGTTCAGGGGATCTATTCCCCGCATGTTCAGGGTTCGGAAGTCGCCACGCGCCTGGTGAAGTGGGCGATTGTGCCGAAGTTGGCCGAAGCGTCAGCGGAGGCTGGTTTTTCTGGCGGCGCAGCCGCCCCTTGGAGTTCTGTCAATAACTGTACGGGGGGGATCCGCCGACGATTAACGATAGAGTTACAAAAACGCGGTTTTGACGGCAGCGATCTGGAAATTGATGCGCTGTTAAGGGGCAGCAGTCTGGCGCTGGGGTCCGGAAAATCACTCATCTACCGAAAAGGGCGGTTGCAGGAACGGATGCCACAGCCCCAAAATGAAACCTGGCCTGGATGGTCATAGTCTGTTTTGTCAGTTGCAGGCTCTTAAAATGCATCTGCCGCCGGATATCATCTGGTTTAGTGCCGCCTCGAAAGGAGAAGATTAAGGATGAGTAAGCGTGAAGATATAGTGGATGGTAAGCTCAGCGCTAGTCTGAAATATGGGCTTATCTATACGGAAGTTCTGGGCTGGATTGATTTAGGACATGCTCAGGGAAATGATATACGGAAGCTATTGGCGCAGTTCGAGGCAGGTGAAGCCTCAGGGCAAAAAGAATATGACGTAACCTATTCCCAATCGATGGTTGATCCCACCAGGACCAGGAAAATGGGGAAGTTTCTTAAGTGGACTATAAAAAGCGGTCGGACATATAACGAGCGGTTGAGTATCGCCCTTGCAATGATGATGGCTTTAGCGAAGAAGTTTGAAGGGCTTCAGGATTCTTTCATTATCAGTCTCTTTACTGATAGCGGTTTCAGTGGCGAGGATTTGGTTTCTGATTTGCTGGGGTTTTACCGCGTGGTATCCATAGAGAATCCTTTTGATTTGCTGCGGCCTGTCAGCAAAGAGGCTGCGTTAATGCGTTGGGATTATTATGGAAAAATAGGTGACTGGAAAAACAAAGGCTTCACCCCGTGGCTTTTCCCTGATCCGGAGAGGTTTCGCAACGCTAAACCCCACAAAGGGTATCTCCCCAGCTTCATGCGTACCATTATGCCGTGGAATGATTTCCGCTCAGGTATTGTTAAAATCAATACTATGAACGGTAATTACATGGATAAAGCAAAAGGGGGCAGTCTGCCTTATGCATAAAAAGACCAAAATCCTTATAAGCCTGGTAGTGCTGTTATGTGGCTTTATCATTTACGCAATTCCGTTTATAAAAATGGAGTTCGCAGAGAGTGCTCATTACACAGAAAAGGACTCTCGCGAATACAGCTTCTATACGCCCGAAATTTTGCAGGAAATGCCACGGATTTCCGAGAAATATGAATTCATTTTCATGAATGTTACCGGGCCCGCCGCTCATGTAAATGTGGTTAAGTTTTATGGCACTATGGATACTACGAAGGTTGATGAATACCTGTTAAACAAAGGGTTTAAGAAGCAAGACAAGTGCGATATCAAAGCGACTTGTTGGCACGGCAGCGATCCTCAAGAAACCATATATGTTAACAGCCCCCCAGGCGAAAACATGGTTATCGTTCAGGTAGTAAACGATTTTTCGTAACGAGTATTTTTCAGTAATAAATATACAAAAAGCCGCAATTTTGCGGTTTTTTTGTGCATCTGATGGTTCGATAGTTAAGCAATCTGCGGTGAAGTTAGTCGGCCAAAGCTCTTGTAAATACAGAGATAGTTTCAAAACGAAATCATTGTTTACAGGTGTTTTTAAGGTAATATACTGTTTATATGTACAGTGTTTTATGGAAGGGAGGGGCCGTGCGGGATCTGTTGTTAGAAACTGTGGAATTACAGCGCATCATCTTGTTTACGAAGTTAGTAGCGAGCGGTGATTGTACACATAGTGAGAAAGAGCTGGCGTTACAGTGGCTGGGCGAAATGACCGGTTCGCTGGAAAGAAACCTTGATCAGTACCGTTTAGATAAAGAAAACCCCCAGGAAAGGGGGTCTTATAACTCACACAGCAGGCGCGGCTTTCAGTAAATCCAGCGCCATTTGTTTTTGATCCGGCGACAGGGCGCTTAAGATTTTTTGCACCATCGCGTCGCCGGTTTTCGCGCTTGGGCTGAGGGTGTGTGAGAACGTCAGGTTCATTACGAAAGTATGGCCACACTCCACGTCAGCACAGGCGCAGTAAATATCTGATAACGATGAAGCCTGTTAAACGCCTGTACCTGTCCACGGATGAGGTACATCTGGTTGATGTGAACATGACGCTTGAGCTGAGCAGCTGCGGGCGCGGGTTTATTACGGCAGAAACCGACACGGACTACACCGGCAAGGTGGTGCGCCTTGATGTGGGATACAGCGATTTATTGCTGCGCTGGTTTACCGGCTACGTGGAGCGCTCGCAGCCCGCCGAAAAGGGCTTCCAGCGCCTCTTTGTGCGCGAGCTGGTCGGCGTGTTCGAACGCAGCTGGCCCTGTTCGTTCCAGCATCCCACGCTGAAAGAAATCGCCAGCTGGCTGACGGAGCACAGCGGCATCACGGTGACGGTGCCGGATGCCGCCTACAGCAACAGGCCGATCCCGCACTTCACCCATTCCGGCAGCGGGTTCCAGCTGCTGGATAATCTGGGCCGCGCTTTTGGCGTGAATGATTACGTCTGGTATCAGCTGCCGGATGGTTCGCTGTATCTGGGCGGCGCGGAAAAGGCGCTGTTTGCCGGGCGGCCCGTTGAAATTCCGGCTGACTTTAACCAGGGCGCTGCCGGTGGCAACAGCATGACCATTCCCCTGGTGCAGACCCTGCGCCCCGGTGCAGAGGTGAACGGCCAGCGGGTGACGAAAGTTAATCTGTCCGGCGACAACATGACCATCACGTGGACGCCGCGCGATAAGGCAACCGGCAGGCCGCTACAGAAAACCCCGGCGCAGCGCCAGATTGAGGCGCATTATCCGGAGCTGGCGTCCGGGCTGCATCTGCCGAAATTCGCGCGGGTGGTGGCGCACAGCGAGCCGGTGAGCAGCGGGAATTTTTCCGATCCGTTCCGCCCGCGCTACGCCGTTGACGTGCAGCTGCTTGACGCAGACGGTAAGCCGGACGGTAACACGCCGGTTTATTCCGCCGTGCCGCTGCCGGTGCCGATGGCCGGTAATGATTCGGGGATGTTCCAGTTTCCGCCCGAGGGGACGCTGGTAGAGGTGGGCTTTACCGGCGGGCGCGCGGATAAGCCGTTTATACGTCAGACCGTGCCGGATGGCACAAGCCTGCCGGATGTGAAGCCGGGCGAGCAGCTGCAACAGCAGCGCGAGGAAGTGTCACAGCGCGTCACGCAGGCCGGTGACTGGGTGCGGAAAACTGACCAGACCATCAGTGAAACTTCCATGAGCCGCGAAGTGACCGCAGACCGGGAGCGCCGCGAGCTGGTCAGCCGTGAAACCACGGTAAAAGCCACGGATAAAACCACGGTATCTGAAAAGAACGCAGGAGGGTAAAGAGTGGTTGCCCATCGCGGAAAAGCCATTTGCTGATGAGTCGGCGGCATGGCTGGCGGCATATGGCCACTGGCTTAAAAGGTCAAAACAGGAGTAGAGCCTTACCAACACACATTTAGCCAGGTGGACGCTAAGTGGACACTGGACAAAAAAAGGGGCTACGTTTTCACGTAACCCCTTGTTTTATTTGGTGGAGCTGGCGGGAGTTGAACCCGCGTCCGAAATTCCTACATCCTCGGTACTACATGCTTAGTCCAGTCTTTACATTCGCCTGGCAGCTGCGGACGGACACGCCACTACCAGACTAGCCTGATTAGTTTTAACGCTTCAACCCCAGGCAGGGTATCCACGCGATCTCTTTTAGGTTTGACCTCTCTTGATCCCCGTCCTAAGAGCGGAGGCTAGGGAGAGAGGGCTCTAAGCAGGTTATTAAGCTGCTAAAGCGTAGTTTTCGTCGTTTGCGACTATTTTTTTGCGGCTTTTTACGAGGCCAACCGCCCCTCGGCATGCACCTTGGGTTTCGCGAATCCCGTCGAATCCAGAATCAGCCCCAAAAGTGTAACGCTAAGTATAACAGAGTTTACCCTCGCGTGACCAGTCCATATCGTTTAAATGCTTCTCGCGAAACACTAATTTTTGAGCGGCAGGGTGCGTATGAAGTTGTCGGGTGGGCAAGCTTGCGCATTCACCCTTCGATGGGCTCACGGCGTTCGCGTTGCGCTTATCCGCCATAAGTAAGGGCGTAGTAGGTACTTGTAATACTGCTGCGGTGGATAGCTGCAAGTGCTCCGACACGCTTTTCTGCCCATAAAAAAACCGGCTTTCGCCGGTTTTTTTGCTGGTGCGTTTAGCGCCCTGCATGCTTCATAATGCGCGCTTTATCGAGCTGCCATTCGCGATCTTTCAGATCGGAGCGCTTGTCATGCTGCTTCTTACCTTTCGCCACGCCGATTTTGACTTTGCACCACGCGTTCTTCCAGTACAGCGACAGCGCCACCACGGTATAACCTTCGCGGTTCACGCGGCCATACAGCGTGTCCAGTTCCCGCTGGTTCAGCAGCAGCTTACGGGTACGGGTCGGGTCGCAGACCACGTGGGTGGATGCCACGTTCAGCGGCTGGAAGTTAGCGCCGAACAGGTACGCTTCGCCTTCTTTGAGGATCACATAGCTGTCGCCGATATTGGCTTTACCCGCGCGCAGGGATTTTACTTCCCAGCCCTGGAGGGCCAGGCCTGCTTCAAACTCATCTTCGATGAAGTATTCGTGGCGGGCGCGCTTGTTGAGCGCAATAGTGGCTGAGTCAGGTTTGTGTGCTTTTTTCTTGGTCAT